TGAACAAATCACTCTTTCTCACTACAGCTGCTTGCTTCGGTATTCCAGCACGAAAGGCTGGAGCACTTTTCTCAGAACTGAAAACCTGGGAAGTAAGCTCAGGGATCAAATTCGTTGTGAAACGAATGAAGACCCTTAAAACTATCTTATTAGGTAGTAGGATTGTTAATCCCGATTCTAATTACCTGCTGGGTCCATGGGGCCATCTTGTTTCGGATGGTTCCATTTCACTCAGTAATAGATTAAACATGTTACATGTTTATCTCTATTATGTGGCTTCAGAAATGTCTGAGGAGCAACTCAATAAATTTTATCAATCTATGGAGTCTGCTGATAGTACAGGAACAATGGTTACACCATCGGTGGAGGGCCTTAAATGGCTTACCAAGGTGTGTGTTAAGGGGAGAACCCTAATACCAAAGCCTTACCTAGATAGATCCCGATCTTCACAGAAGGGGTTACCAAGGATTCCTAATTGGGAAGCCTATCAGGTTGACAAGACATACCATTCACATGGTGCGTCCGGAGCAACCGAGACAGATTTATCAATGGATTTGGCTATGGCAGTAGATTCACCTATTTGGCCACTGCTCACTTGGGCATCTGGATTTACCAATGGGTTTATCGACAAACGTTTGTTTCAACTTGCCTCTGCTTCTTCAAGCAAAGGCTGGACCAATAACAGTAATAGAACTGCACACCACTATGTGGGTGCTCTTGGTTATATCCAAGAACCTGGTTTGAAATTACGCGTTGTTGCCAACCCAATAAGAGTTGGACAGTCGTTTCTGGACCCTCTAAAGGATATCCTTTTGGATACTCTTAAACAGGTTCCTGCCGATTGTACCTTTGACCAAGAGAAAGGCATTCGTCAAGTACAGAGCTGGCTTAGATCTAAACGAGTAGTATACTCGGTAGATTTAGCTGATGCTACTAACTTGTTTCCTTGGCATTACCAGTCTGAGGTCATGAATGTTGTTCTGGAAAAGAACAAGACCAATAAAGACTTGAGCGGTGCAGACCGTGTTACAGCAATTACCAAATTTATGGAATTGTATGTAAAAGGCGTATGGGCCACCCCTCACGGGGATAAACGATTCACAAGGGGTCAACCCTTGGGTCTCGGACCCTCCTTTCCACTTTTCGCACTTTCACACCATGTTCTTTTACAAGAATGTGGAGCGAAACCAGGGGACTATGTTATACTGGGTGACGATATTTGCATATCGGATACGCATGTATACACAGAGTATAGGAAGAAACTTCTCTTGTTAGGCTGCAAAGTCTCGGAAGACAAGTGTCTTACGTCTAGTCTCTTAGCAGAATTCGGAGGCAAGATAATTACTTCTAAATCCGTAACGTCCAAATACAAATGGACCCCTATTAGGGATCACAATGTAATGGATGTGCTAAGAGTCTTTGGGCCATCGGTTTTACCGATGGTCCCGAGATCACTCCTTGATGTTGTGCCCACCCTCTGTACCC